GACAAGTCTTTCCCTTCTGGTAATTATAACGCAGTTGTGGAAGCAGAGTGTATCGCACTTTAATACTTATTTTACTACTGGGACTGAGTGGTTACGCAAGTAGCCACCAGTTCACACCTACTTATCCAGAGTGGGAACAATCTTCTACATCCGGCATATTACAGACTACTATGCTACTATTCAATAACAGAGAAGATATAAGCTTTTACGAAATAAAAGTATACGACGAAGAGTGGAAGAGTATTCCATTCGCAGGTGCAGGACTCGCAGGAGTAATACTGATACCTTACCTAGAAAGGAAATTTATACCCATTTACATACGCAAACAGGATGTAGACACGGCTAGATACATCTGTTCACGCTCTAAGATAATAACAGGAGGGAAACAGGCCAGTCAGGTGTCTTCACGAATTTGTTCAAAACTAAAGTGAATTATATTGAAATATTTAATAATAGTAATACTACTACTAGTTAGTTATGAGTCTTGGGGAGACGCCAACTCCCTGAACTTGGCTATCCCTAACTCTTCTCAAAGCTACCAATCCGATAAGTTTAGAGCTGGAACGTTAGATTGTCAGATGGCTATAGGAGCCTCCACTAATGTAGAGTTTGGAGTCGTAGGTCTGATCAGTAGAGAGGACGGAAACCCTTACGCTCAAGAAATGACTTCCATTAACAATTCTAACATGCCTAATATGCGAGACATAGGTGTTTACGCTAAGATAACAATACCCATCGGAGCACCTAAAGAACGCTTAAACTGTAATACACTTTATCAGTTGGAGCTTACTAAGAAACGGCTAGAGGTGCAGAAACTAACGCAAGAAGTAGAAAATTTAAAACGCCTAGCGTTTGAGAACTAAGGAGACGTATGGCAGAGTTTGAAGTTGGAGGAATGACCTTTAAAGGTGGTAAGATGATGGTAATGCTTACTGCACTATCTACTCTAGGCGGAACAGCCTGGGCAGGTTTTGAGTTCTATAAAGACTATACAGATATGGCAGAAGTCGTGGCTAATATTGATGTGAACAAGATCGAAGAGCGCAACAAGCTTATTGAAAGCAAACTAGACGATGCAATAGAGTATACTCGTGATATCAAAGGTGGTTTACGAGAAGACATACTATCCATAGAAAAACAAGCTGATCGTGTCGAAGACAAGGTTCGTGAGTCTGAAGAACGTATCCGTACCACTATCCAAAATGCAGAAGAGAGGTTTGAAAATAAACGTGACGCACTACAAAATGATTACGACACTAAAGCGAACAGACTGCGTGACTCCAACGATACAAGAATTTCAGATCTGCAAACGAAGGTCACTAGAGACATGGATGATCTTGAAAAGCGTATTTCAGACAAATTGCAAAGAGCACTTGATAACCCGCTTGCAGACTAGACCTAACAAAAATAAATCTTGACAACCAATCTATAATTGAGTATACTCTCTACCATGGCAAAAGAATTAACTACAATATCACCTGAAGGGTGGGAAATTGCAAACTCATATTTACAGTTCGGAAATATCCGAGGTGTATGTGATCACCTACAAGTAGGAGAGCAACAAGTTGTCGATCTCCTAAATAAGCGTGAGGTGAAAAAGTATATAGATACTGTATACTTGGACATGGGTTATCGTAATAAGAATAATATTGGTTCTTTGCTGGACGAGATGATCGCCTCTAAGTTAGAAGAAGCCCAGGAATCTGGCGTCTACTCTAGCAAGGATTTAGCGGATCTATTACAAATGGCACATAAAATGCGTATTGATGAGATAAAGGCACAAGCCGATCTCGCTAAAGCAGAGGGCGGAAACATAAAGAACCAGACGAATGTACAGATTAACGAAGCTGTACCTTTCGGACAAGGGAATTATGGGAAGCTAATGGAAAAACTACTTAATGGAACAGACACAATTTCATGATGTCAACTGGGATGCAGCGACTACTAAAAAGTTTCTTGAAAGCTCCGATAAGATAAATAGTATCGAAAAGGAGTTTAGTGTGCATGAAGCACAATGCGAAGAGCGTTGGAAAACCACATTTACAAGACTTGAGGCTATAGAACACACTCTTGAGCGGATGGATAGCCGTATGTTATCAATGGGCGGAACGATTATACTGTTCCTAGCGGGTGTAATTGTTACACTTATGAATATGGGAGTAACACCAGCATGATCTACGAGAAAAGAGGTACTTGGTACGTTAAAGAAGAAGGAAAGGATATTGTAGGGTTTCCCTCCAAGCTAGATGCTGAGAGCCACTTTAAAGGGTATCAACAGAAAGCACCTGAATCTCTATCGGCTAAAACCTGGTTAAAAGACAAGGAAGAAGTTGAAGATGATAGCGCAGATATATAATATAGCAGATACTATACTAGATTGGGTAGCCCTTTTAGCTTACCGAGTAATCTTCGCGGATGAGGAACTGGGTTTCTATGATGACTGATTTACATCCAGCAGATACTAACGGTGATGGTGTAGTCTCCGATGAAGAACAGAAGATGTATCTTGAAGCAAAGCGTAAAGAGCTTGAAGACCAAGACGCAATGCGAGACGCGCAAAGAAACATGGCATGGTTTGCACTGGGAGGGATGTTACTATACCCCTTCGCAGTAGTAGTAGCGGAAATAGCAGGGTTGCCTAATGCAGCCAAAACTTTAGGTGATATGGCACCTACATACTTCGTATCCGTAGCCGCCATTGTAGCAGCGTTCTACGCTAAAGAAGCAATTGGGAAAAAATAGAATATGGAAATGTTAGTTGATTTAGCTGTAACTTTTTGGCAATGGACCGTACTCGGTTCACTAGTTATTATAGGTTTCGTTGTAAACAAACTGGATAAAGAAGAAGCAACACCCCGAATAGACTTTAAATACTCGAACATGCCCAAGATGCAGCCTGTTCCTATCGCAACAGCTAGCAAAGGCTTTTGGGGCGGAATATTGATGTGGCTTCTAACTACTCGTAAGTGGCAAGTATGTGAAGACTTTCACTATAGCTTAAAAGGAGAGGAATACGTAATTCCAGCAGGTTTTGAGTTCGATGGCGCATCGGTGCCTAAGTTCTTAGCAACCTTCCTGTCTCCTGTAGGAGTATTACTGATGGGCGGCTTAGTTCATGACTATGGTTATAAGCATGCTACTCTTAAAAAGAAAGATGGTACAACTATTGGTCCTCAGGATCAGAAGTATATGGACACAGTCTTTCGAGATGTGTGTATCGAAGTAAATGGATTTAAAGTATTAAACTACCTTGCATTCTGGACTCTGCGTTTAGCAGGCTTCGTAGCATGGAACGGACATAAAAAGAGAGGCACTCATGAAGTATCTTAGTAAGATTCTTAAGGAACGAACCTCCTTAGACGGTGCAATGATTATCGGTATATGCCTAAGTGCTATACTGCTAGGAGGCTTAGTAAAGTGGGCAGCTTGGGCAGGTTTAGGATACGGCATCTGGACATTAATTAATACTGAAGACTAAGAGAGCACTATGGCAGTTGAAGTAAGTAGGAGAGACATACTCTCTGATAAAATTTACGATTTACAATCTGAGACAAGATTCTTGAAACTCCCAGTCGATCCTTATTTGGATCTCCTAGGAATTGAGGCTCTGCCCTCACAAATGGCTATAATTAACGCCATCAATAACCCTAAATATAGGTTTGTCTGCGCCGCCGTCTCCCGGAGGCAAGGCAAGACCTATATTGCTAATATCATTGGACAACTAGTGTCTCTAGTACCTGGGTCCAATATCCTCATTATGTCTCCCAACTATGCCTTGTCTCAGATTTCTTTTGATCTTCAAAGGAACCTAATTAAACACTTTGACCTAGAAGTCACCAAAGATAATGCCAAAGATAAAGTTATTGAAATCTCTAATGGATCTACTATCCGTATGGGTTCTGTAAATCAGGTTGACTCCTGTGTTGGTCGATCTTATGATCTTATTATCTTTGATGAAGCAGCACTAGCTGACGGTAAAGATGCTTTCAACGTAGCACTACGACCTACCCTAGATAAACCAAATTCAAAAGCACTATTCATTTCCACGCCACGGGGTCGGAACAACTGGTTCTCTGAGTTCTTCTATAGAGGATTCTCAGATGACTTTGCAGAATGGGTGTCTATTCGAGCAACTTATAAAGATAACCCTCGTATGTCAGAGTCTGATATATCAGAGGCGCGTAAGTCTATGTCAGAAGCAGAATTCAAACAAGAGTACGAAGCTGACTTTAACACTTATGAAGGTCAGATATGGAGCTTCAACTTTGAAGAAAACGTACTAGATCTCTCTCAGTTTGAGACTAAGAAGATGGACGTGTTCGCGGGGTTGGACGTAGGTTTCAAAGACCCTACCGCAATGTGTGTAATCGCCTATGACTGGGATGAGGATAAGTTCTACTTAGTAGATGAGTATATGAATAATGAAAGAACTACTGAACAACATGCAGCGGAGATACAGAAACTTATACAACGATGGGATATCGACTTTATATATATTGACTCCGCTGCTCAACAAACACGATTTGACTTTGCACAGAACTATGATATTTCCACTATTAACGCTAAGAAGTCCGTACTAGACGGCATAGGGCATGTTGCAAGTATTGTTGATAATAATAAACTGTTTGTCGATCAACAATGCAAACAGAGCCTTACTTGCCTAGACTCTTATCAGTGGGATCCAAACCCGAACCTTGCAAGGGAAAAACCGAAGCATAATATGGCTTCGCACATGGCAGATGCAATTCGTTATGCACTATACTCGTTTATAACCTCGAATGTATCCTTCTAGCGACACCTGCTGAAAAATAGTTATTGACAACATACCCTAAAGTAGATATAATTCTTCTAATGAAAAATCAGGAACCCGAACCAAAATGCCTAAGCTAAAACGTGATGTTGTAAAGTATGTACGGGATAAGGCAAAGTCTAAGTATAATAAAGGTTCGGCTTGTCAGATTTGTGACGAGACAGAGCAGCTAGATTTTCACCATTTTTACAGTTTAACGCCCTTGTTAAATCAATGGCTTGTTAAAAATAAACATAACCCCGAGTACATACAGTCGCTTCGGGATGACTTTATAGAAGAACATTCTGCCGAGCTATACGATGATACAGTAACACTATGTCATACACATCATCTACTGCTACATTCAATTTATGGTAAAGATCCTTCGTTAGGTACTGCAAAGAAGCAGATGCGTTGGGTAGAGATTCAAAGAGAAAAACATGGCTTGGTATGATAAATTATTAGGTAGAACCGAGGAAAAGCTAAATCCTGCCCAACAGTTTGATGTAGGGCAAAAGGAAGCTTCCCGCGAACTCACCCTTAGTTATACTCGCGCTTACGAAGAGCTAGAGATAGTTAACCGTGGTGTGAATATGATCGTAGATGACTGCGCTGAGATACCTACTACTGTTAAGCCTAATACAAGTACTAAAGGCGTTATCAGAGGGATTAAAAGAAGTAAGGTAGAGACTCTTCTTAATAGAGAGCCTAATCCTTATCAGGATATTAATACATTCCGTAGAAACTTAATTACAGACTTTATTATTGATGGTAACATCTTCATCTACTACGACGGTGCTCATATGTACCATCTTCCAGCAGAGAAGGTTATTGTACATGCAGATGATAAGACATATGTTTCCCACTATAGTTTAAATGATGTTGAGTTTACTACTAGTGAAATCATACATATTAAAGAGAATTCGTTCCATTCTATATACCGTGGTGTGCCTAGACTAAGTCCTGCAGCCCGTACTATGAACCTTATATCTTCTATGAGAAAGTTTCAAGATAACTTCTTCAAGAACGGCGCAGTACCAGGACTTGTACTTAAGTCACCAAACACCCTTTCTGACAAGATCAAAGAACGTATGATTGTATCTTGGCAAGCTCGCTACAAACCAGATGCTGGTGGTAGACGACCCCTCATTCTAGACGGTGGTATCGAAGTAGATGCTATCTCTAACGTAAGTTTTAAAGATTTGGATTTTCAACAAAGCATAGCCGACAACGAAAAGATAATTTTGAAGGCACTCGGAGTCCCTCCGATTCTTTTGGATTCTGGAAATAATGCTAACATTCGTCCAAATTTACGACTATATTATTTGGAGACTATACTTCCTATCGTTAGAAAAATTAATTTTGCCATGACTCGATTCTATGGTTTCGAGTGTGTTGAAGACATTACCGATATTCCCGCTTTAGCTCCTGAGCTAAGCGATGCTTCGGCGTACTACACTTCATTAGTAAATGGTGGTATCATTACTCCTGCGGAAGCCAGAGAAAGACTAGGCTTCCCAGAGCTAGAAGGTACTGAAGAAATAAGGGTTCCTGCAAATATAGCAGGTTCCGCAGTCGACCCTAGTGAGGGCGGCAGACCCGTTGAGGAAAACGAAGATGGCGAATAAAGTAAAAATTAACAAAGCTCTTAAGAGTTTATCAACTTTCTTTTTAAAAGAAGGAAAGGTACTTAGTGAAGAAGCTTACCAAAAGCTGGGACAAAAACAACCTGTTTTAGGTTCTACGCTTAATCATATTTTCGGAGGTTATAGAGGTGCATTATCCTCATTAAAGGCTAGTTCGCAGTTTGGATCCTTTATCAAAGACCTAGATAAGCCCGAAGTAAAACCTGCAGTAAAACCTGCAGAAACTAAAGCACCCGTGGAGCCAATACTTGCTAAAAAGCCTGTAGCTGCTAAACCTGCTAAAGTTAAAGTGGAGAAGAAAGATGGATAAAATTTTTAGTCTTACGTCCACATTTAAGTCTGAGCA